TGGCCGTTCTGCCAGTCGCCGACAACCGGCACACCCGCCACGAGGGCGTAACAATTCGCCCGGTGCCGGTGCTCGTCGCCGTTGGTGTCGAGCCACATCCACTGATGCCAATGGCCGGTGGTGATATCGTAGACCCAGGTCTTGTCGACGACCGGGAACGCCAGGACATAAAACGCGTGACCGGCGAGGCTGTAGCAAAAGCCGATCGCGTCCGAGATGCGCTCCTCGGCGGCCGTCGCGTATTTCGCGATCTCCGCCTCAAGCGCGTAGGTCGATATCCGCTTCGCGGAATAAAGTGATCCCATGAGCACGATGCCCTGGCCGGCGCGATTGGCGCCCAGCCAGAAGACGCTGTTGTCATACGTTGCCGCGCTGTATTTCGCCACGCACCCGTGATCGATGATGACCTCGGACTGGGCGGTGAAGGGGAACGCGCCCGCCGTCCCGTCGCCTCCGGTGTTGGCCCATATCTCCGTCGTTTTGGCGCCCAGCAGCCAGACGTCGCGCTTGGCGACGATGAGGGTTTGTATCCGGTCGCTATGGCCGGCCTTACCGGCCAGCCAGTCCAGGGTGAAGTTGAGGTCATAAGGATTGGCCGGGTCGAACGGATCGGAAATATACCAGTAAATCGTATTCGGCTGATTGAACACGAAGAAGGTATCGACATAATCAACGCGGTCTCCGCCGTAAAATTGCGGACTGGAAATCGGCTGGTATGTCAGGAAATCGAGACCAACCGTCCAACCGTTGGCGCTGCCATCGACGATCACCGCGATGAAGCCGTTGTCGGCGATGCTGACCGGCGTCGTCAGGCCGGCGGTGATGTTGCCGAGTAATGTCGGCACCCAGGAGCCCGGCTCGATCGCGTAGACGATGTGACTCTCGACCATGATGATGGCGCCGTTGGCGCACTCGTGGATCGCCCTGACCGGGCCGGTGCCCACCGACCAGAGAATACGACTCCCCGGTGTTGGGTAGTGACCGTCCGGCATCGGCTCGCCCTGCTCCTGGGGGAGGGGTTCCACGTACAGATTCACGCACCGCTGGGCTGAAGCCACGACGCTTCTGGCCTGATATGCCCCTCCGGTGAGAGCGACTTTCATACGATGTTCAACACGGTCCCATTGCGCCAAAGATCTCCGGCGACGAGGCCCGAGGCGCTGGTCGGTAGCGCGGACAGATTAAGCTTTCCTCCGCGATCGAGCGCCGCGACCCGTGTTGTGCCGCTGTACCAGGCGAAGCCGTCCGTGTTGTCGGGGACGCTGAACCAAAGGGTGCTATTGGCCATGCCGATCGCGTAGTCCGCCCGCGTGGGCGACAGGTCAGCCTCCAGCAGGATCTTGGTGCCGACGCTCCGGGTGGTGAAAGTCGGCAGCCCCAACCCGGCGCCATTGAACTGGATCGAGTTGTGATTGTTGTTACCCATCAACAAAATACCACTGTTAACGGCGGTCGTGTTATCGATGGCGAAACGAGAACCCAGTATGTATTCCGCCCCCACGGCGTTCGCCACCACGGTGTCCCCGACCGTGTTGACGTCGTTCGGCATGTCGCAAAAGTTGCCGATGAGGATGTTCTTCGGCCCGCAGGTTCCGCTGACGGCTTTCGCCATCGTGGGAGACGCCTGGTTGTCGTAGAAGTAGTTGCCGCTGGCCATCACGCCCGAGGTCAGGTCGATGTACAATCCGACGCCCCAACCCGGAAACCCGACAGGGCCGACATTGTAGACATGATTGCCGATGAAGCTGACGTTCCTTGCCGTGGTGCCGGAATACAGGCCCCACTGCGGCAACGCCGACGCGACACCAATCGTGGAGACGTGATTGCCGCTCACGGTCACGTCGTCGGCGCTGCCGACGCTGATACCAACGAAGGAACCGTCAACCAGCCCGCAATGATAAATACGATTACCCGAGATGACGATGCCGGTATGGATCGCGGTGCTGCCGGGCGTCCTGTCGGTGGCGATCCCTCCGCCGCAGTCGTGGATGATATTGTCGGATATCACGATATTGTGACAGGGGTTTGGCGATCCGGGATCGGCCAGCACGACGATACCTTGCCCGAAGCCGTTTTTGATGGTGTTGCCGATGCACCCTGAGTTGGTGACACCACCGTAAAACGAGAACGCGATATCATTCACTACACCATCAATCGTGCAATTCGTCATCCAGCATTCATCACAGTTGAATGCAAACTCATTGGCGTTCGTGCCGTTGAACATCTTCACGTTCTCAATGAGAACCTTGCTGGACTCAGTGACATTCATGTTCCAATAGAACGCATTCTGTAACGTAACGTCGCGCACCGTGAGATTTGTGACGGTGGACGCGGCGAGCGGAACCGGGCCGCCACCAAGCCCGGCGGCCTGAGCTACTTTATTGCCGTCAACGACGCCGTAGCCACGAATCACGATATTGCTCGCATTATTGATGTTGAGCAGAGCGTTGGTCGCGTTCGGCCGCAGCTTCAGAGTTCCGTTGATGATCAGATCGGTACCGGATGGCGGGGACAGCGGGCCGACGATGTAAGGTTGGCCGGTGTATGGGATCAACACCGCCGCCTTGCCCGCGTATGTGGTCAGCGCGGCCTGGATCGCGGCGGTATCGTCGGTGGAGCCGTTGCCCTTCGCCCCATGGTTCAGCACGTTTATGACGTTGAACGAGTCACCCACCGCCGCGTTCAGGTCGTCGGCGTAAAGGATGTCGCCGTCCACCCACGGGTAGCCGGTGTCCGTCTCGGTCGACCGACCGGTAGCCGCGAGACGTCTTCGCTGAAACGCCAGGCGCGTCATCGCATTCATGATCGGATTTCCCTTCTTAACTCAGAACGCTACCGCCGCCCGTGGTCCACGCCTGGTTCAGGCCACGCCCAACCCACGACGAGGCGTCGCCCCGGTAGTGCGTAAGAGCCGCCGGCATGCCCAGGAGGGGTATTTGGGCGTTGGTCATCTTGACGACCTCCAGGGACGCCCTGGCCTGGCCGGCGAGTTCGCGGGATATCTGGCCGCCCGAGGCGACGATGATCCGGCAAGCGAGGTTGTCGATGATCGCGGCGGTGTATTCGGGCGGCATGTTCAGGGGATCGTCCAGGCCTTCATAACCCGGCAGCGTGGTCTTAAGCACGAGGTGCAGCTCGTAATCGTTGGCGATCGGCACCGGCCAGAAATGCAGCCGGCCCACGGGATAGCTACTGTCATAGAACACCGCCGAGGGCATCGATTTGAGGTCTTTGATGGAGACCTGCGACCAGTCCTCGCGGCTCTCGATGATCGTCAGCGGGATGTCCACCATGTTGCCGTGGCCGCCCGCGCCGGCCACCGAATGAGCGCCCAGGGGGAACGGCAGTTGCTCCGCCAGTGTGGCGCTTCCGCCGCTGGACGAACCTCCGTGGCCCATGAGCCGCACGAAGGCCGCGTGGATCTTGTCCGGCCGCGCCGTATCGAACTGCTGACGCCGCCCGATCGTGTAGGAAACGTCCCCGGTGGAGATCAGGGCGATCTCCTGCTCCGACCAGACCAGCCACCGCTTGCGCTGCCACTGCGCCATCATGGCCATGAGCAAGGTGAACGCGTCTGAAACGTCCTTGGACGCCTCCGACACGCTCTGCTGGTCGTTGATCCGCCCGGCCATGCGTAGCGCCAGGAACAACGCCTCGCCCACCGTCTCGGGCGCACCGGTCCACACCTTGGGTGTCTGCTGCTGGTTGATCGCCTGTACCAGTTCCAGCGCCAGCGCGGCCCGGTCGAGGAGGGACTTCGGCACCTCGGCGCCGAACGCATCCCGCAACCGTACGGCGAGGTTGAGGACAATGGCGTTCCGCATGCCGGGATCGAGCGACACCGGAAACGAGAGGTTGGAGATGGTGGGGATGGTGCCGGGGATGACCCGCACCGTGCGTGCCCGCCGCCACTCGTCCAGCATCTCGTTCATCAGCGAGGCGGCGTCGGATACGTCCTGCGAGCCCTGGGTGATACCCTGGCCGTCATTGACCCGACCGGCGGCTCTGAGCGCCAGGAACAGGATGCCGTAGCCGGTGCCGTCGTCATGCGCGACCGAAGGCGCCGGGTTCTGCTGAAGATTGATCGCCTGGATGAGCGCCAGTGCGCGTTCGGCACGGTCGAGCAACGGTTTGGGGATCTCCGCGCCGAACCAGTCACGCAATCTGACCGCGAGGCCGAGCACGACGGCGTTTTTCTGACCTGTCGGCAGTGTGATGGCCGCCGCGAGATTGGGAATGGTCGGCAACGTGCCGGGAATCACCTTGACTGACCGTTCCCTGTTCCACTCGTCCAGCATCTCGTTCAGGATGCTATGCGCGTCTGATACATCCTGCGATGTCTGAGCAACACCTTGGCCGTCGTTGACGCGTCCGGCGGCCCGCAGCGCGAGGAAGACGACGCCGTAACCGGTTCCATCGTCCGCCGCGATCGTGAGCGCGGGATTCTGTTGCAGATTGATCGCCTGGATGAGGGCAAGCGCACGCTCCGCCCGGTCCAGTAACGGTTTTGGGATCTCGGCGCCGAACCAATCCCGCAGGCGAACCGCGAGGCCGAGCACGACGGCGTTCTTCTGGCCGGCCGACAAAGACAAGGTGGCCGACAGATCGGTGACAGTCGGCAAGGTGCCTGGGATGACCTTGACCGACCGCTCCCGATTCCACTCGTCCAGCATCTCGTTCAGGATGCTGTGGGCGTCGGTGACATCCTGGGAAGTTTCCAGCACGCCCTGTTTATCGGCCACGCGCCCGGCCGCGCGCAGTGCCAGGAAGATGACGCCAAAGCCCGTCCCGTCATCGGCGGCGACGGTTGGGGCGGGCGTCTTCTGTAGATTGATCGCGCTCCACGCCGCCACCGCCGCCACGGCCAGCTGCACGTCGAGTTGGACCGGCGGCAGCGAGTAGATCTGCCGCAGCCGCACCGCCATCGTCGTCAAAAGCACATGCTCGAAAGGCGTCCAGTACGGAACGTCGGTCGTCAGGTCGGGGAATGGCGGGGCCGGCTCCCGATTGACCTGGACCAGCCGCTCCAGGTTCCACTCCGCGATCATCGCGTTGAGGATCTTGAAGCTGTCGTTGACGTCGTCGGGCATCGGGGTCTGGCCGACGCCGTTGATGTTGCCATTGCGTAACGCCAGGAAGATGATGTCGTTCGCTATCGTCATGTTACATCACCAACGCCAGAGAGTGGCGAACAGCATGAGAGCCACCACGATGTTGATCACCGCCATCACGGCGTTGGCTACCCACGCCCATCCAATCAGGCTGACAGGATGGAGAACCACAACCCGACGTCCGGCGAGACGAACTGGGCTTTACCGGCCGCCGCCAGCGATATCCCCGTCGCCGCCGCCACGTTGTTGATCAGGTCATTTGTGCCAGGCGCCGCGAACACCTGGGTGGCCGCCGCGCCACTGTTGATGACAGTCACCTCCTGACCGCCAGTGGCGGGCGGCAGGGCGACGCTGTCGGCCGCCGTGGCGCAGACCGAGATCCGGTTGAACGCCGCCAGGAGCGGCACGGCGGCGGCCCGCGTGCCTCCCGCGCGCGCCGTGATGTTGTTGGCGAAGGATGCGATGCCGGTCGGATCGTAGAGTTGCGGGCCGGGGGTGTATGCCATGGGTGGCGCTCCTTACTCGATGTGTTTCCAGGTGCGGCGGGTGCGAGCCGCCCAGATGTTTTCCCTCGCGATGCCGTATCGGGCCGCCAAGGCTGTATCGCTTTCGGTGCTGGCCCTGATGGCGCGGACATCGGCTTCGGTCAGTTTCGCGGACCAGTTCTTCTCGCCGGGAGGAGGCCCAGTGACACGTCCTCGGCCCTTGGAATGCATGTCTGCGTTATTGTCGGCTTTGGTGCCAAGGAACAGATGCTTTGCTTTAACGCATGCTGGGTTATCACAATGGTGCAGCACGTATTGACCCTCTGGGATTGGGCCAACCGTTAGTTCCCACGCCATGCGATGCGCCAGCTTGCGCTCGCCACGTAGGTTGATCACGCCGTAGCCCTTCTCGTTCCTGTAGCCGACCCATTCCCAACATCGCGGACCATTCTGAACATAGAGCCAAAAGCGTTGCTGCGGGTCTTTCCCATAGTGGCGAACCGGTTTCGCGATCCGATCGCCACCCTTCCGCAAGAAGCTTCGATAATGGCGATGGCACAGGCCTCTTGCCGTATGCGGGGCATCACATCCTTCGACAGAACATTGTCCGGGCACGTCTCTCTCCTTGTCATATTAACAACCCGAAAGGGGATAACATGACCAGGAGAGAGCTGTAAATCAATTCGCTGCGAGGCGCACTGCGAGCTGGGGACGGAGGGCGGCAGCGCCCCATAAAACGTCGATACGGATTGGCATTGTGTCGTCCGAGATGCTATACTGGCGCACTGCCCGCATTGAAATCCCATCCTTGACTACGCGGGCTGCCATATCAACCCCTCCCGGCATCACCAGATCGGCTGTCGCGAAGGTCGCGAAGTCGGGATGGTATGCCAACGACAACCCCGTCGCCGCGCTCGCCGTTCCCATGAACGAAATCGCCGCCGTCGCGTTCGCGATGGGAATGGCGACGTTCTGCTGTGGGCTGCCGACCACGGCGTTGATGGCCGGTGCGATCGCCATGTTGCCGCCGCCGCCCGCGTAGGCCCCGGTCAGCACGAACTGCTGGAGCACCCCGGAATTGGCTTTGGTTTCAGGATGCACGCGGTAGACGCCCGCGATCGTGAACACGTCCCCGGCATTACCCGCGCCGGCTCCGGTGATCACGGCGAGGGTGGCGCCGGTGTTCTGGTTAAGCACGATCGCCGTCGTGTAAGCCGCGTTCTCGGCGCCGCGCGTCTGGGTCGTGAGGTGGGTGTTCTCGGCCCACTCGAAACCGCCCGCGAGGCCCATGACGCCATCAGTATATTGCCGTGCAATCTGAGTAGATTGTTGGAACAAACCCTTGAGGCTATCCACGAGGTCCACATTGTCCTGCGTGTTGATGCGAAGCTGCCACTGCTTGCTTTGCGGCGTCAGGTTATCGAGCAGCATCTTGCGGGCGACGAGGACGTTCTTGAACGACTGCGCGACCCCCGGCGTGCCGACCTGGTTCCACACCGTCGGCCACATCATACCGACGAACGTGGCCTCGATCTGGGCGGCGAGGACCGCGATGGCCGGCTCTATGTAGCGGGCCGAAAAGTCATCGATCGACAGCGTGAGTTCGGCCGACGAGAACGAGAAATCAACGTGGTATTGGTTCGTGATCGGCAGGCTGACCTGAGTTTCCACCGTGTTCTGCAACGACAGCGCGGGCGTCGTGCTGACGGTATATTGCACCGGCAGGCGGATGCGGAGGGTGGAGCCGATCTTGGCGCCGCTGTTCGCGAAGCTGTCATCGTATTGACGGTTCACCGATCCGATTATGTTGCATTTCTGGTGTAGGATCGCGAGCGCCTTGGCCGTGATCATGTTTATGGTGAGGAGTGTATTGGTGGCGGGCATGTCTGCGCCCTTTCATCACGAAGTAAACGGGAAAAGGGCCTCTCACCGCGTAACGGTTCTTGAAGCCTCGATTGCCCGCTGTGACGAAAGGGGTAGACGCAATCACAAACGGATCGGCACGACGCAACGCCATTACCTGGGCGCGGCAGGGGTGGGCACGATGCAAC